CCTTTAAAAATATAAATATATACAAGGTAAAACATAAAAATACAAATCAATATATACATATAACAAACAGAGATATAAGCAGATGAAAAAGACATTCGCAGAATATTGTAAACAGTGGGAAGATGCTGCAGCAAATGCTGTAGGTCATGGTGGTGTTTCATTACCAGCCGATGCTGTTAAAAAGAAAAAAGAAGTTCAAAAAAGAATATATGATGGTAGAACTAAAGAGGGTAAGAAATTTGTAGAAAGAATCCTCGCTAGGAGAAACGCACGTGAAGCAAATAAAGAAACTAATTAATTGGTTTATAGGTTTATTCACCGGTCCTAGATATACAATACATGTATCATTCGATAGTCAGTGGGGTAATGCTGATGACCAAGTTTATGAACAAGTGAGAAAAATACTCAAAGCAAATTTCAAAGAATTAAAATTTAGAACTAATGATAAAAGAATCGTTCATATACGTGGTATGAATGGTTTAAGATATAAAATAGAGGAAGAATAATGAATCAAATGTTTATTGGTATTATTCTTGTAATGGGATTAGGTGGTTATTATCTTTATAATGAAAACCAAACACTCGCTGCAAATAATATTAAATTAGAAGCTGCTGTTGAGGAACAAAAACAAACAATGGCAATTATGAAAGAGCAATACGAAAAACAAGGTAAAGCTCTTATGAATATGAGCAGACAAAATGCTCAAATCGAAAAGGAAAAAGCAGAGTATCTCGCAATATTCTCAAGGCATAATTTGGACTTACTTGCTCTAAAGAAGCCTGGATTAATGGAAAATAGATTTAATAATGCAAGTGAAAAAGTGATGGAGGGAATAGAAGATGATACAGAAAAATTATTTAATATCAACAATCCTAATTCTAGCAATTAGTGGTTGTTCATTATTACCTACAAAAAAAGTAGAAGTAATATCCAAACCAATACAAATAGATATTATGCAACCAGATTTACCACGTCCTGTGGAACTTACAGCACCTCAATGGTGGGTTGTATCAGAAGCTCGTATAGCAAATCCATGTAAACAAATAATGAAACTCGATGAGAATGGGAATCATATTGTTAAAGAAGATGGAACACATCAATTAACACGCCCTAAAACATGCGATATATCAGAAAGAGAAAATCCAGATTGGCCTGAAGGTTATACGTATTTAGATAGATTCCTTGATGAAATTAAAAACCAAAACAATGGAGACATTGTCTTTGTTGCAACTACGGTTGGTGATTATAAGGTCATGGCTGAAGATATGCAAGAATTGAAAAGATATATCAAACAATTAGGAGAGGTTGTACTCTATTATAGAGATGTAACAATGCCTAATGGCGATAAAGGTGTAGGGGTTGGTATTCAACAACCTGAAAACGCACCTGGTATCCGCGGTTAAAAATAAAACAAATTAATGGTTTACAAACCAACCGGTTTGTGATATAATATACATATTATTATGAACAATACAACACTAATCAATGTCACTAAGCGTGACGGAACAATTCAACCCTTTGACTTAGAGAAAGTACATAAAGTACTTGATTGGGCTGTGGAAGGCATCTCTAGTGTCTCCATGTCTCAAATAGAGTTAAAGGCTAATATTCAGCTTTATGATAAAATTAAAGCCTATGACATACATGAACTACTTATTAAATCAGCAGCAGAACTTATATCAGAGGACACTCCAAATTACCAGTTTGTTGCAGCACGTTTAATATCATATAAACTAAGAAAAGAAGCTTATGGCGATTTTCAAGTTCCACCTCTTACACAAATCATTGAAACAAATGTAAAGCGTGGTGTATATGATGCAGAAATACTAGAAAAATATACAGAAGAGGAGATATGTGAACTTGATAATTATATCAAACATGAACGAGATGATTCATTTACATATGCCGGTATGGAACAATTCAGAGGTAAATATCTAGTTCAAGACAGAAGAACAAAAGCCATATATGAAACACCACAGATTTTGTATATGATGATTGCAATGACTCTCTTTGGTAAATACAGAGAGAATAGATTAAAATATGTTAAAAGGTACTATGATGCGATTTCTCAATTTTATATTTCGTTACCTACACCTATTATGGCAGGAGTTAGAACGCCGACACGCCAGTTTTCTAGTTGTGTACTTATCGAGTCTGGCGATAGCCTCGACAGTATTAATGCTACTGCTACTTCGATAGTTAAATACATAAGTAAAAAAGCAGGTATAGGAATAGGTGCTGGAGCAATCAGAGCAAATGGTGCAAAGGTAGGAGATGGTTCAGTTGTACATACAGGTTTAATACCATTCCTCAAATATTTTCAAAGTGCTGTCAAAAGCTGCTCTCAAGGAGGTGTACGTGGAGGAGCTGCAACTGTTTATTTACCGGTTTGGCATTATGAGTTTGAGGATTTGGTAGTATTAAAAAACAATAAAGGTGTCGAAGAAACAAGAGTCAGACATATGGATTATTGTTTTCAATTTAATAAACTTATGTATGAAAGATTATTACAAGGTGGTAATATTACCTTCTTTGACCCAAACGATGTACCAGGTTTATATGAATCTTTCTTTGCAGACCAAGACAAATTTAAAGAGTTATACGAAAAATATGAAAGAGCTCATAGTATCAGAAAGAAAACATTGCCGGCATTAGATGTATTTCAAATGTTCTTAACTGAAAGAAAAGACACAGGTAGAATATACTTAATGAATGTTGACCATGCAAATGAACATGGCTCATTTAATCCTAAAAAGGCTCCTATTCATATGAGTAACCTTTGTTGCGAAATTGATTTACCAACAACCCCATTATCTAGCCATGACAATACAGATGGAGAAATATCCTTATGTACCTTATCGGCCATTAACTGGGGTTTAATAAATGAACCATCTGAATTCGAAGAATATTGTGACCTTACTGTTCGTGCACTTGATGAACTTTTAGATTATCAAGGTTATCCAATACCAGCTGCAGAGCAAGGTACTTTATCCAGACGACCTTTGGGTGTAGGAATCATTAACCTTGCCTATTTCTTAGCCAAAAGAGGACTCAAATATGACGAATCTGCCTATGATATTGTTGACCAATACGCAGAAGCATGGTCATATTATTTAATAAAAAGTTCAGCAAATTTGGCTATTGAGAAAGGAAAAGTGATATATAATAATGATACGAAATATTCTAAAGGAATACTTCCTATCGATACTTATAAAAAAGAGGCTATAGATAATTTAATAGAGCCTAGAGAACTGTGCAATTGGGAAGGGTTAAGAGAACAACTCAGAGAAAATGGCATTCGTAACTCTACTCTCATGGCATTAATGCCAGCTGAAACAAGTGCTCAGATAAGTAATAGTACGAATGGTATTGAACCACCAAGAGCATTGGTATCGTACAAACAGAGTAAAGATGGAGTGATGGCTCAGGTTGTGCCTGGTTATCATCATCTGAAAAATAAATATGATTTGCTGTGGGACCAAAAATCCCCAGAAGGTTATCTTGCGATATGTGGTATATTACAAAAATATATTGACCAAGGTATATCAGTTAATACATCATATAATCCAGAACATTACGAGGACCATAAGGTTCCTATGTCTGCGATGCTCTCTGACCTTGTTACTGCTTATAAGTATGGTTTAAAACAATTATACTATTTCAATACATATGATGGTGCTGGTGAAATGAAAGATGATGACCATCACCCATATTATACAGGAACCGAACAACCAATTGAGGACGATGAAGATTGCGATTCATGCAAAATTTAAAAGATAAAATAAACAAAAGAATGGACATCCTACAAGATTGGATGGAACAAGATTATCACATGAAACGACCCGAAGTTGTTTATGACCATACCTTAACAATAAGTAAATTTTGGTCTGTATTATCTGAAGAAGATAAAGAATACATACAATGTGCGCAAGACGCAATAGAAACTAAATCAAATATTTCCTGGAGACCAGATGTCAGTACTAAAGAAGAATAAAAAATCACATTTAACGAGGAATATGTTTTTTGATGATTCTGTTGATATCGCTCGTTATGACCAGGTAAAATATCCACAAATAGAAAAAATTACAGATAAACAACTAGGATTTTTTTGGAGACCGGAAGAAGTTGATGTATCTAAAGATAAAAAGGATTTTCATGAACTCACGGAACACGAACAGCACATATTCACGTCTAATCTCAAAAGGCAAATATTATTGGACTCTGTTCAAGGTCGGGCCCCGAACATTGCTTTCCTTCCTATCTGTTCGTTACCCGAGATTGAAAATTGGATTGAGACGTGGTCTTTTTTTGAAACAATTCATTCAAGGTCTTACACCCATATTATTAGGAATATTTATCCTGACCCTGGTAAAATTTTTGATGAAATGTTAGATGTAAAACAAATATTAGAATGTGGTAATGATATTGCTTACTATTACGATGATTTAATCCAAAATAATAACTATGCGACAAATAAAAAGGAACACAAAAGGTCCTTATATATGTGTTTAATGAGTGCGAATGCTTTAGAAGGTATTAGGTTCTATGTTTCATTTGCATGTTCTTGGGCATTTGCTGAATTGAAAAAGATGGAAGGTAATGCAAAGATTATTAAATTTATTGCAAGAGACGAAAATACACATTTGGCCGGCACAACTGTTATGATAAAAAGATTATTGGAAGAGGACCCACAAATTGCAAAAATAGCAAAAGAGGAAGAGGAACATGCAACCAATTTGTTTATTAAAGTTATTGAACAAGAAAAACAATGGGCAGAGTATTTATTCTCTAATGGTTCAATGATTGGTTTAAATGAAACAATATTAAAACAATATATAGAATGGATTGGGTGTAAAAGAATGAGAGCAGTAGGATTAACATGTCCTTATACTGTTCCTCAGATGAATCCATTACCATGGACTGAAAAATGGATATCAGGTGGTAATGTCCAAGTTGCTCCACAAGAAACAGAGATAAGTTCTTATGTGGTTGGTGGTGTAAAACAAGATGTAGATGAAAAAACATTATCTGGGTTATCACTATAATGGAAGAAAAAATTTTACAGGTAGTTAATCTATCTCCATCAGAATCGTGGGTTGAAAAATTACATGATGTACATCCAATGAAGCAGATTGCAGTAGCATCTGTAATACAAGTATGCGTATTTGGATTTATGTTATTATCATTTTATTTAATAGGAAAATTTGTATGATAGAAATATACGGAAAGGATAATTGTCCATATTGCGATATGGCAAAAGCTTTATGCGAACAAAAGAAAATGGATTATGAATATAAACTATTAGGCTTTGATTTCACAAGGGAAGAGTTAATGGAAAAATTTCCAGGAGCAAGAACATTTCCACAAATCATAGTTGATGGTCAAAAAATTGGTGGATATACAGAACTAAAAGAATTAACTAGCATAGAGTTATGATTTTAGATTGCCAATATTGTTACTCTCGCATAGTAATCAAACCAGCAGATGATGAACCAGTTAAGGTAAACTTCTGTCCTCATTGTGGCGAACCCACAGATGATGATATGGACGAGTTGGATTTTAATGAATAATTGGATTTATCAAGGTATGCCATTTACGCCAGATGAACCTTTCACGTACGAAAAGTTTGGTTCGCATTGGTATGGATTTGTTTATTGTATTACCCATAGAGGAACAAATAAAAAGTATATTGGTAAAAAATTCTTTTGGTCAAAGAAAACACTTCCTGTAACTAAGAAAAGAAAACGCCGAAAAATTACTTATGTTGAATCTGATTGGAGAACATATTATGGTTCAAATAAGCATCTAATAGAAGAAGTCAAAGAGCATGGAGAGGACTTTTATCACAGAGAAATCTTACATATATGTAAAACCAAAGGTGAATGTGCATATATGGAAACAAAGGAACAATTTGAGAGAGAAGTGTTGTTAAGTGATGATTATTATAATGGAATTATTAATTGCAGAATAGGGTCAAATAGTGTAAAAAACATGTTTACAAAGTGATAAAAGTATGATATAATAGTACTATTATGGCGAAAATATTAAAGTTTCCAACTGGCGAGGAACTCAAACAAAAGGCAGAAGCAAAACAAGTTCAAGATGATTACGCTACAGTCAGAGATGCATCTGACCAATGTGTAGCATCTGCACAGTTTCTATTAGAAATTATGGAAGAGTTTATATTAACAGGAGAAGTATCTCGTGAATTTATGGACATGCAATTCCGTGATGAAACCTTCCAGGAATCAAGAGATATGTTCGTTGTAGTAAACATGCTCAACGCTATGTTTCATCGCTATTATGGTATACCACATTCACTTCATAGAGAATTTGATAGATTATATGTAGCGATTAAAGCGATGGATAAACAAAACACACAAGCAAGAAATGAATTGGACGATAAATACGAAATATTATTTACGCCAGATGATGGAGAAGATGATGATACTACTTGACTATAACCAAATTGCACTATCAAATATTATAGTGCAAAAACTAAATGATGAACAAATGATTCGTCATATGATACTTAACAGTATTCGTATGTATAATAAAAAATACAGAGATGAATATGGCCAAATGGTTATCTGTGCCGATGGTATGAATACATGGCGTAAAGAGTATTACCCACAATATAAAGCACATAGGAAAAAGCATAGAGATAATTCAGACCTTGATTGGACGGAAATATTCAGAATATTACATTTAGTTAGAGATGAAATTAAAGAAAATTTACCATATAAAGTAATACACATGGATGGCTGTGAGGCAGATGATATTATTGGTACACTTACTATGCAAACACAAGAATTTGGTATGCATGAACCAGTTATGATTATATCATCAGATAAAGATTTTATCCAATTACAGAAATTTAATAATGTAAAACAATTTAGTCCTATACAAAAGAAAACAGTAAAGGACGATAATCCAAGAACATATTTATGGAATCATATATTCAGAGGCGATAGTGGCGATGGTATACCAAATGTATTATCTGGTGATGATACCTTTGTTACTGAATCAAAACAAACACCTTTGAGACAAACAAAAATAGATGATTGGATTCATAATGCAGAGAGATTAAGAGATGTAATGCCAGAAGAGTATTATAGGAATTATCAGCGTAATAGGAAACTTATTGATTTGGCTGAAATCCCAGAAGAGGTACAACAGAGCATTATAAATACTTTTAATGGACAGAAACCTGCAATGAGAATGAAGGTTTTAAATTATCTCATTAAAAAGAGATGTACTAACTTGATTGAAGTCGTGGAGGAATTTTACAATGGCTAAAAAATTAATATCAGAGGTTTTAACAGAAGCTTCTAAAATAACTAAAAAGGCAGATAGAATCAACTATTTGCGCGCAAACAAAACACCAGCACTTTTGGATGTACTAAGAATTGCATTTGATGATGATGTGGTATCTGTATTACCATCAGGAGCTCCAACATTTAATAAAGATGATGCACCTGCTGGGCATGAATTTTTAAATTTACATAAGGGTCATAGAAGATTTAAATACTTCTTTAAAGGTCCGGTTGCAAATGATACACCAGCATTACGAAGAGAAGGAATGTTTTTATCCTTTATTGAATCCTTACATGGAGACGAAGCTGATTTGGTTATCGCTGCTAAGGATAAATCTTTAAAGTATAAAGGTATTACCAAAAAATTCATAAAGGATACCTTTCCAAATCTAATTGTAAAGTAATGGCTAAATTTGACCCAAAGGAAATAGAAAATTCAAATAGAATTTTTAAATCAGCAACACCTAAACAGGATTTATCCTGGTATGTAAAATGGATAGCATCGTTATTTATCTTAATAGGTATGTCAATAAGAGGCCTTGATGGATTTCAAGCCATAGACTTATCAGTATCAATTATAGGTGTTACTGGTTGGTTGATAGTGGGTTTATTATGGAAAGACCGTGCATTGATATTATTAAATGGTATAGGATTGGCATTATTATTAAGAAGTTTGGCACAAACACTTTACATTTGACCTTAGATGTGGTATAATATACCATATAAAGATAAGGATTATATTATGATACAAATACTAAGAGAAATAACAGACTGGGGCGACCAGCAAATATCCAATGGCGACTATTATGTCAACAGCTCTGGATACTTAATTGGTTATATGCCACATGGAAAAGCTTACAAAGAGTTTAAAACACCAATAAAACAATTCTCCAAATCAAGGAGAAAGTTTAAACTAATTGGTGAATGGCCTGAGGAATTACCAGAAGGTGCAATTACTGTGCAAGGCAGTAAAGGTAATACATATACAATATATAATGATAAGTGTTCATGTCCTGGATTTAAATTCAGAGGCACATGTAAACACTTAACGATGGTGGCATAATGAATATATTCATACTAGATAATGACCCAGTATTGGCCGCACAATTACAATGTGATAAACATGTTGTTAAAATGATTGTTGAATCCGGCCAAATGCTTTCTACAGCACATCGTATGATTGATGGTACAGTCGAAAGAAGGCCATCTAAATCAGGTAAAACCACAGTTAATTACTACAAACTTAATGATGAACGAGAGGATATTATGTACAAGGCAGTGCATTTTAATCACCCATGTTCAATATGGACACGCGAAAGTTGCTGTAATTATTCATGGCATTACGAACATTTTATTGCTCTATGTGAAGAATATACATATCGTTATGGTAAAGTGCATTCAACAGAAACAAAACTGAGAGATGTTCTAAAACAAATACCAAAAAACATTAATAGAGTTGGTGGTAAAACACCATTTAAGTTGGCAATGCAATCAAATCCTGAATGTGTTGTACATACATTGGGTGGCGTAGATGCAGTTGCCACATATCAAAATTTTTACAAAACAAAACAAAAGAGATTTAATATGGATTGGACAAAAAGACAAATACCGGAGTGGTTTCATGCAGTATAAATTCCACGAACACAGATATACCTTTAAAGGTAATTTTGCATATGCAGCTGATTGTATCAGACATTCATTGGATATGATGGGGTATAGTGAATCAGAAACTGAAGAAGCAGACCTACATATTTACAATCATACTGCACGAGATTTGGAACTTGATATGCCAGAAAATTCCATTATCTTTAAACCAACAGCACCTACAAGTAAACACTTCCAAATATGTAAAGAGGGTTATGCGAATTCATCTGCAATTACATTCGATGACCCTTGTTGGTGGGCATTTAGTAAATATGATAATAGTGAATGGAATGAAATCCAAGATATGGTAGAGAGAAGAGCAAACAAATGGGATGATTCCATTATGCTGAAATGGCCAGATGCTAAAAATGTAAAAGATGACCATATATTAATTGTTGGTCAAATGCCTGAAGATGAAACAGTGATGGGATTTGGATTTGGTAACCATTGGGATAAAACATGTCAAATTGTAGAGAAGCTAAAAGATAGAGATAATTTGGTTATTAAATTACACCCAAGAATAAGAAAAGCAAGTCATAGGATACGTGATATAAATCAACAAATAGAAAAATGGGAAGATGCAGGACATCAAGTTTTTTCTGGCTATGAATCAATACATAGTGTATTACCTAAAACAAGAGTAGCAATCATAGAGAACTCTACTGCAGGTATCGAATGTATGATGCATGATGTTCCTATTATTTCACACGGATATCCTGATTATCATTGGATTACTAAAGACATGAGAATACTTACTAGGTTAAATGGATATATAGATAATCTATCCTGGTTTGATAAACGCCAAAGCAGAGAATTTTTATGTTGGTATGTATTTAGATATTTATGTTCTGATATACCAACTACAACAAAACGATTAGAGGGATTACTGAATGCCAACATATGAATTTAAAAATAAAGATACTGGAGAAGTGTTTGAAAAAATAATGTCCTATGAAAAAAAGGTAAAATTTTTAAAAGAAAATCCAAATGTTCAATCACATTATACAACATTAAATATTGATTACGATGGTGGTAGCTCAGTACTGTCAAAGGCCGGTTCTGGTTGGAAGGAAGTACAAGATAGAATTAAATCAGGAATGCCACCAAAAGATAGGCATAGGATTAAATCACAATGAAATTTACACACGACCCCATTGATTTAGGTTATAATGACCTATCAGCTAAAACTACAAAAAAAGGTAGACAATATGTTGACCCAGATGGTAATACATATCCATCAATTACTACAGTCCTTTCCATATTATCAGAGGATAGTATTAGAGCCTGGAGAGCTCGTGTAGGAGAAGAAAAGGCAAACCAAATATCAAGAGTTGCTTCTACTCGTGGAACAACAGTACATAATATTATTGAAAAATATGTTGCAAATGACCCTGAATATATTAAAGGTGAAATGCCACATAATGTTCAAACATTTAAAGATGTACAAAAAGTTATTGACGAAGGTGTTACAAAGGTATATCAACAAGAGGCTCCGCTTTATTCAAAACACTTAGGTGTTGCAGGAAGAGTTGATTGTGTAGGGCAATGGAATGGAAAGGATTCTATTATAGACTGGAAAACATCTCGTAAATTTAAAAAGAAAGAATGGATATCTAGTTACTTTATGCAATGTGCAGCTTATGCAATTATGTGGGAAGAGAGAACTGGTATGCCAATAAAACAATTAGTTGTTTGTATTGCTGGTGACGAAGGAGCACAGGTCTTCGTAGAGGATAGAGATAATTGGACTGAAGAGTTAATAAATACCATCAACGAATACAAGAGGAGGAAATTTTTCCATGGCTAATTATAGAGAAAAATTAATTAAAGCATCGATGATGCATTTCGAGGCACATATTGAGAAACATAAGATTAATGTTGAAGTTCTTTTAGGTTCTCATGTTGGTGTTGCAGAACATCCGGATATTATGGAAACTATTGAAAAGGAATTGGCTTTTATTGCTGAATACCATGATAAATTAGAGATGTTAAAACTGTATTTTAAATAAATTAATATTATAAATAGTAGGTGTTTACAAAGCACATAAAATGTGTTATAATATACCTATGAAAAAATTTAACGAATACATAACAGAGCGTTCAGGCAAAGGTTTAACAATCTTTGATATTGACGATACTATGTTTGTATCAAAAGCTCGTGTATTGGTTAAAAATAAAACTACTGGTAAAACAAAACCATTAACTCCTCAACAGTTTAATGATTATAAATTAGGTAACCAAGAGGAATACGATTTTGGTGAATTTAAATCAGCCAAAATATTCTACCAAACAGCAACTCCAATCGCAAGAATGATTGCAAAAGCAAAGGCAATAATTAAAAATGCCACAGCAAAAGGTAGTAAAGTGATTATCGTTACTGCAAGAGCAGACATGGACGATAAAAAACTCTTTATCAAAACATTTGAATCACATGGAATACCAATGAAAAATGTTTATGTTGAGAGAGCTGGTAATGTTGGTGGGCCAAATAGTGCTGCAAATAAAACAGTAGTGTTTAAAAAGTATTTAGATACAGGTAAATATGCAAGGGTCAGATTGTTTGATGACCATAAAGAAAATTTAACTGCATTACTTGATTTAAAAAGGGAATATCCACAGATTGAAATGTTTGCATATTTAGCAGATAAAAATGGTGGTGTTAAAAGAATAAAATAGGATTATATTATGAATGAATTTTTAATTGAAACAAACAAACACATGGACGGTATCCAAAAGTTATATCAATTTCCAAATGGTTATGGTGCAAGTGTCATTAAACATAAAGGTTCTTATGGATACGATAAAGGTCTGTGGGAATTAGCTGTGTTAAACGAAGGTGAGTTATGTTATGATAGTGAGATTACAGGTGATGTGATTGGTTATCTTAACGACCCACAAGTTGATAATATATTAGGACAAATAGCGAGGTTATAAGATGCCAATAAAATTAGGAAAATCACACACAACAATAGATAGAGCTACTAAAAAAGCTACTACAGTACATCCGTACATAAAAGTATTTAGTAAATCAGATTTAATTGAAAAATATAATGCAACAAACACAAAACCAAAAGACAAACAAAAGATTAAAAATGAATTGGTTAAGAGAGGCGGAGTAGTTTTTGAGTAAACAAGCAAAATATAGAGAACAAACATACGGTTTAAGCAATTATCGTTTAGGTTTACGAAAGAAGGAAAGGAATCGTAGACTGATAGGATTGGGAGTTGCCGTAGCATTTTTAATTATTGCAGGGTATTTATTTTTTAATAATGGGTAAAATAAGACAATGGTTTATTAATTGGTTGGATAAACGAATAGAAAAATCAATACAAAAACACGCAGATAAATTATTTTTTAAGGATAGTGATGAAAAATAAAAATGATATAACCGGTGATTTAATTAAATCAAAAACCGGTGGCCAAAAAGCTTATGCTGATGGTTGGGAAGCTATCTTTGGTAAATCAAAGACAAGAAAAAAAACTCCAGAACATGGCAAAACGCAAATTCATAAGGATAAGACTAAAGAGGTACCTAGACATTATAAATATAATAATATAGAGGAACAACTATGAGTATAGATATAGACCAATTTGATTTTGGATTTACTGCTGTAGATGAAAACGAATTAGAAGCAGTACAAAAATTATCATCAGAAGCTTCAACAGTTGCTGCAAGTGCGGAAATAAACGAAGAGAAGCTTAATAAATTGTATAATGCAATTTTACCTTTATTATCAAATTTAAAAGCAAACCCAGAAAAGGATTATATTTACTGGCCAAATAGGACAGAAAAAGTAGAAGCCTTTGAAGA